GTGCTCGTCGGGTTCGGCAGCGACCGAAAGTACGCCGTCGCCGTCGACCTCAACGAGGGTACGCCGTCGTTTTGGTACACCGGCGCTGCGGCGAACCCGCTGAACGTCGTTGGCACCCTGCGAACGCGCGACGGGGAGGACCTCATCATCAGTCGCACCGGCATTTACGCAATCCACACGAAGGGCCTGCGGGACTTCTCCGACCTTGTCGCCAACGACATCGCCGGGGCTCTCTGTGGGCGCGTGCAGTCGGGCCCACAAGAGAACCCGCTGGTGCGTCGGGTCAGCATCTCAGCGGCCAATGGCGGGGCACCTGTGAGCGTCTGCGGGAATGGGGTGGTTGACAGTGGCAAGAGCACGACCGTCAACGGTGACACCGTCATCGAGACGGACCTGTGGGGCACGACCAACTGGGCAACGCTCACCGCTCGCAGCGTTCGCGCGACCTTGAACGTGCGCGCGACCGAGCTGGACCTCGAGGTGACCGTCAGCGGTATGGGCCGGGCCATCGTCGAGTCATCCGACGTCCAGGCCGGCGGGACGTGGACGAACAAAAAGGAAACGCAGACATGACGGTGGCCAACGGTTCGACCATCCTCGCGGCAGACCTGAACGCGCTGACGTCGGCGTCGTTGACGTTGATGCGCACCGATAACCGGCGACTGCCCGGGTATGCCCCGCTCATTTTCACTTTTCAGGGCCTCATCAACGGGACACCTGCAGCTCGTCGAACGGCTCGGTTCGTCGTGCCAGTCAACATGCTCGTCGACACGCTCGCGGTCATCACGACGCCGGCCACGAGCAACACGGCCACCATCACCGCCCGGGTGAGCGCCGGGGGCATCCTCGATGACTGGGCGATGGAGGTGACCGGCACCCTCGACACGGTCGCGAAGAAGCAAGCGCGGCTGCTGTTCGACGGGAATATGGACGCCAAGCCCGGGTTGAACCAGTCGACGACGTCGCGCGTGGTGCGCTTGCTGCCGAAGGGGGCTATCATCGACGTCAACGTGTCGACGACAAACGCCCTTGCCACCATGGTCGCGACCATCGTTCTCTGCTCACGTTCGAGCCTTGCCCGGGGGATTTCGTGAAGGTTCTCGCCTCGCAGCAGATTGTCCGATTCACGGCGGGGGATGCGCTTTCGCCCACCGACCTCAACGACGTGTTTCTCTATGCGAAGGACGCCCTCGCCGACGTCAGCGAGAAGCGCTACGCCCTCGCGGCGCTGACGTTCCCGTTCAACAAGAGCATGGCTGGCGGGATTGCCAACGGCGACACCATCGGGACGCGAACGCAGCGCTTCACCTGCCCCGTCGCCTGCACCGTCGTGCGTGCATTTCTGAACGGTAACGTGACGGCGGCGTCGGCGATGACGATTGCGCTCAAGCGGGCGGTTACCGGGGTCGTGCCCACGGGGGCGACGGCCCCGTACCTGAACGTCGCAGCGGGGGCGACGACAGCGGCCGACGTCGACGACACCAACATCCAAAGCGTGACCCTCGACGCCGGGGTCAGCTATGACCTCATCATCGAGGGCTCGTCATTCACCACCGAGCGTTGCGACGTTGTCCTACACGTCCAGGCCGACCGCTGGCGAGCCGGCGGGTTCCTCGACGTCCCCGATTTCGCGTTCGCCGATTTCACCGACGGGCTTGCTGATGCGCTGCTCGTCGGGAGCGCTGGCGTCGGGGCGACGGTGCAACTCGCCACCGAGGTCGCGAAGCTGACCGCGCGGGGGATGACGCCGGCCATGACGACGGCAACGGGGTTCACCGCAGGAACCGCCGCGGCCAACCTCCTGCGGGTGCTGCCGGTCCCGTCGTCGGCGCGGTGCTCCTCGCGCATCGTGCGCGCGTACCTGACATCAGCGTCGAACGGCACCGGCAACACGGTCTCGGCCATCGTCAAAGACTCAGCCGGCACGACGGTGGCGACGCTCTCGAACAACCATAGCGTCGACCTGCTCATGACGGCCGACAGTGGCGCCCTGGCCATCGCGCTGAACGGCGGGGTGGAACTCCTCGCGCAGGACTTCACCGTGCAGTTTGCTGCCACGGCCGGCACCACCGAACGCGCGTCGCTTCTTCTCTGGTTTGAATGGTGAATGCATGAAGGGCCCCCACGACATCGCGCGAACGCAGCTCGGCGTGAGCGAGAAGACCGGGAAGAACGACGGGATTCCCGCTCAGCGCTACATGAGGGGCGACGCCCTCGCCTGGTGCGCCGGGTTCGTTCTCTGGTGCATCCATCAATCGGACAGCCGATGGCGCCATGCGTTCGAGGCCCAGCACTACAAGTGCCGCCGGGTCTCGGGGTTCATCGACGTCGCCGGGGAAAATGGCGTTTTCCGGCCTCGCAAGGGTTACGACCCCCAGCCCGGCGATGTCATTTTTTTCGCCAACGCAACGAGCGACGTCGGGGTCGCGGGCAACCATTGCGGAATCGTGGAGCATGTCACCGACGGCCGGGTGCATACCATCGAGGGGAACAGCTCGAACAAGGTGGCTCGGCGGGACTACGATGTCGACGACAAGCGTATCTCGGGGTATGCGAGTCTCGCATGAGCACGAGGACACACATGACCAAGAAACCAGACCAACCGCAGCTCCCCGACGTCCAGGCCGTCAAGGTGCCGAAGCATCGACACCCGACGAACCTTCGAGGGTGGTACGCGCAGGCCCGATACCTGACGAACCAGTTCGTCCCGCTCGCGGTGCTGCAGACCCTTTCGCAGCTCGCCGACGATGACGGGGTGTGCTCGCTCGTCGAGGCAAAGCACGAGGTAAATCAGGAAATCCTGTTCGCCATGCTGCGGATGCTGACCCTCATGGGTCACATCGACGTCGACGGCGAGCGAATCATCATCAAATCAATCCCCACCACCAAGGACACCAGCCAATGACCGAGCAGAAGTTTACCATCGTCGACAAGCGCAACACCGAGGACGTCGCCGAGGTCGCTCCCGTCACCCCTGACGGCATCACCCCTGCAGCCATTGACGGCGCCGTGAGCGTTCATGAGCTGTATTCGTGCGGGCTCCCCGTCGGCGCCTTCGCCGATGTCGCACCGAACACCGTGCTGCTGCTGCCCCTGCGGCGGCCGGCGAAGTCGACGGGCGGGATTGTCACGGCTGTCGACGAAGTGAAGGGCACCCTGGGCACGGCCTGCATTGCCTACGTCGTCGCCGGCATCGGCACCGTCGAGGCCGCTGCAGACCAGCACCCACAGACCTGGGTGAGCGTCGACCCGGGCGACGTCGTGGTGGTGCGCAACGCCATGCTCGAACCCCTGCACCCAGACCTTGAACCCCTGCTGATTCACCGCCGGCATGTGCTGGCGAAGGTGCGTCTTCGCGACGAGCTGGTCGAGGGGTGAGATGACGACAGCCAAACGGCGGGACATTTTCGACACCGGCGCGCCTGCAAAAGCGCCGGTCGACAAGAGCGCGGCGGACATTCCCGCCGACGCTTGGGTCCCGCGCGTGCCCGTCATCGAGGGCGTGGTGATGACGTTCGACGAGGCGGCTGACGAAATCCAGCGCGTCACGTCTATCAACGCCGCGCGATACATCCACGAGCTTGAAATGCTGGCGACGGCATGGCGGGGTGATGTGACTCTGGCGGGCACGTCGGCCAAGGCGGCAATGCACCTGCTCAGCCTCGCCGCGGGCGCACCCGAGAAACGCAACAAGCCAGCCCCGAAGGTCTCGCGGCGCGTTGACGAGCTGCGGGAGCTGCTCACCGGCGACGACGAGGGCGAGGCGTGAAGCGCCCACACCTCGACAGGGCGCGGCGGCTGTCGGGCCTGCTGATGATTCTGAATCAGGAGCAACAGGGGGCTATCTCTCGCTGGCGCATCACCGACGCCCAGGTCGAAGTCCTCGAGGCCATCCTCGAGCACGAACGCACCATCGTGTTGAAGGGCCGGCAGATGGGCGTGTCGACGGTGAGCCTGCTCGCCGTCCTCGTCTTTGCCATCTCGAACCCGGGCGTCCCCTGCGCCATTGTCGCCGACACTCGCGACAAAGCTCAGGGCCTGCTCGCTCGCCTCGCCGGATGGTGCGACCAGCTGGGCATCGAGGTCGGCGCGCGCAACAAGGGCAGCGTCGAGCTTGCCAACGCAGGGCCCGATGGGGTCTGTACGGTCATCGATGCGCTCTCAGCCGTCTCTCGCGCCGAGGGTGGTGAATCGCGCGTCGGTCGGTCGAAGAGCTACGGGTTCATTCATGCGTCGGAGCTTGCTTTCTGGCTGTCCGATGCTGCGGTGTTTCGCGGGCTCACATCGACGGCGTTGCCCGGGGCCCGTATCGTCATCGAGAGCACGGCCAGCGCGGCAGATAACCTTTTCCGCACCCTGTGGCACGGGGAGGACGAGGGCAGCGCCGACGAATGGCACCGGGTGTTCCTCCCCATCGAGCGTCACCCGGTCTACCAGCGGGAGCCTTCGAGCATCGACGAAGACACCTGGTTGACCCTGTCGGGGACGCGGTACGGGTTCACGCAACGCAGCACGGCGGCCTGGTGGTGGCATCGGATGCGCGTCGACTTCGCCGGCGACGAAGACGGGGCAATGCGGGAGTTTCCCCAGCTCCCCGAGCACTGCTTCTCGTTCGCGCGCGGTCGGTGGATTCTCCGCTTCACCGATGCGGTCGTCGTCGCCGATGGCAAATGGGACGGCAAGGCAAAGCGGTTCGACGGGTGGCACCGGTACCGCGATGCGATGCCCGACGAGCCGGTTGTCTTTGGCGTCGACGTTGCCGCCGGCGGGGGAGGGGACTCGTCGGCCGTCGTCGTGCTCTCGCTGTTGACGGGCACCATCCTCGCGACTTGGGTGAGCAACAGCACCAGCCTCCCCGACCTCGTCGAGATGGTGAAGGACACCGCCGAGAAGTACGTCCCGCAGACCATCGTCGTCGAAAGCAACGGGGTTGGCGTCGGCGTGTACGAGACGCTGAAACAGTTCTCGCGGTGGCACGTCACCGAGCAACGCAGCGGCGAGGAGAAGCACTTTCGCCTGCAGCGCTTGAAGCTGGCCATCGAGCAGGGCGTTGTCCCCATCGGGCCCGAGCTTGTCGTCGAGGTGAAAAGCTCGAACATCCAACCGCCGACGGGGCCGAAGGGGCGGCCGTCGTATGAGGGTCTCGATGACTGCCTGAACGCCCTTTCGTTCGCGCGCGAGTTCTACCTCGATGCGCTCCCGGCCTCGGTTGCTGTCGACGTCGTCGCCAGCATCGACCATTCAGTCATCATTCACTCGTCCAGGGCGCTGCGGCGAGGGTCACGCGAACGATACTGACGCCACAAAGGCCGAACCCCACCCATTGCAGAATCGCAGGGGCAGGGCTCGCGAGCAGTGACTTAGGCTGCACCTTGACAGGGTGCCACCGGCCTCACCCGAGGTCAACGGGGCCGACGTCACCGGGCACGGCATCCCAGGCGGCGAGGGCGGCAGCGGTGTCGGCATCGTCGATGCAAAAGTTGCAGGCGGGGTGCTCGCATCCGCATTCCCGCCAGTCCCGTGCGGCCTCGACGACAGCCTCGGCCAGTCGCAGCCGATGAGCCTGCGCTGCCACCTGCACCCCGAGGGCCCATTCCCTAGCCTCGGCCTGGGCGAGGGCCTGGGCCTGCGGGTCGATGTCGCCGACGGGCAGCACCTCGATGCGCACCAGGGGGCGGGTGTCGTGGTCGGTGCTCGGCCGGGTCCTGCCGGGCTTGGTCGACCGGCCGGTGACGACGGCGGGGGACTGCAGGTAAATCCAATGCAGGCGGGCCGATGCGTCGTCGACCCCGAGGAACGCAGCGACCTCGTCGCGGACGGCTTTGCAGGCGGCAGAGAGGTTGTCGCCGTCGAGGGGCGTGGTGACGAACGGGCGGACGATGGTGACCCGCGCGCCCAGCTCGGCGCGACGGAGCGACACCGGGTCGCCTCGCCAGTCGCCGGCAGCGAGGGCGAGCCGGGTGGCCTTGCGTTCGGCGGCGACGCGGGCCGCGCGGACGCGGTGGTGCTCGCGGTTGTTCTGGCCGCGCGCGAGCTGGATGTCGACGCGGGCGGTGATGGTGGTGCTCATGGTTGCCCCAGCAACTCCCGGGCGCGGTCCATGGCGTCGCTGTACTCGAAGAACGATGTCGTCGTCGACGTTTTCGCTGTTTCTTCGGCCGCGACGAACGACCGCAGGATTGACAGTGCCTCGTCACGCTCGCGGATGACGGTGTCACGCTCGGCCATCAGGTCGTCGATTTCGGCTTGGGTGCAGTTGGTGGTCATGTGTCCTCGCGGGTTGTGAAGCTGTCCAGGGCGCGCTGCCGGCGGCGACTGCGCAGGGCATCGTCGACGGCCTCGCAGGCGGCGACGACACCGAGGGCGGCACCGATGGCGACGGCCCCGACGAGGGCGATGAGGCCCAGCGTCACCGGAACCCCGGGCGGCGCCAGCGGCGGAAGGTGGTGGGCTTCGAGGGCTTGGCGAGAAACACCCCGATGGCGTCGACGACGCGCTGCTTGCGGGCCAGCTCGTCGGGGCTGATGGCCGGCGCGGGCTCGGCATTGTCGGTCGCCATCGCCACCTGACACACCGGGCAGGTTTCCTCGCATCGGTCGCTGGGCACGGTCACCCCGCAGCGCGAGCAGGCGTGGGCCCATCGGGGCTCGTTGTCGCTCATGGCTCCTCGCCTTCGACGGGCTCGGCCTGAACCAGCCTGCGCTCGAGGTGCTGCAGGCGGGCGAGGGTGGCGGCGAGCACGAGCCCGGCGGCGGTCTCGCCTGCGCTGGTGCGCTCGCGTTCGATGATGCTGCGCAGGTGACGCAGCTGGTTATCGGTGAGGGGCGCGGTCACGGCAGCACCCCCACAACGGCGCCGGTCTCGTCGTCGACCACGAGCTGCGCGGTCGAGGGCGCCCACCATCGCCAAGTCCGCTCGGCGGGCTGCGCGCGGTAGCGAACATTCAAGGCGTCGGTCGTCGACAGGTGAACGTACACGGTGAGGTCGACGGCATCGAGGTCGCCGACGGTGACCACGACGGCGGGCCAGCTGACCCCGTCGCGGTCGGTGTAGCGGACCATATCGCCGGGGATGGGGGCAGGTACCAGACTCATCGGGGAACCTCGGGGAGGGTGTAGGACGGGCGAGCGTCGCCGGCCTGCAGGATAGCGTCGACAACGGCGACGGCGCGACGGCTTTTCAGGCCGACCACCGACAGCACCAGGCGGCAGCGGTGAGGCCGTTGCGCCACGACATCGGCAGGGGTGCGACACTCGTACCCGGCGGCGGCGCCGCAGAGTTCACAGGGGACATCAACGGCCCACATTTTCAGCCTTTCGCGTTCAGGTTTCTGTGTCTCCGTCACCATCACCGACCATCGACCACGCGGGCAACCAAAAAAACTGCGGCATTGTGCCACCGGGTCAGTGGACACGCTTGGACACGGCGGTTTTTCGAAGCGCGCCCTGTTTTTTACGGCTTTCCAGAGCCATTTTTCCCCTCTTTCTTCTTTCGAAGACAGACGTTTGGAAGAAAATCGATTCAAGGGAATCGACCCTCCGCCGTTGAGTTGCGGCCTGCAATTGCAGCCGAGTACGGCAAACCCGTGTCCAGCGTGGCCAACAACGAAAAAACGGCTATCGAGAGCCGTTTTCTGCGTGACACGGGCCAAAAAACCGCCGTGTCCATGTCTGTCCACTGTCCTGCCCGCATCACGCTAAGCCCATGGATTATCAGGGTTCCCGTTTTCGTCGTCGCCTTGCGCCGAACTCTCGCCACTGCTCCCGCGCAACTGCAGCCCTTGGTAGCGCCGCTCGCCGCTCACCTTGCAGGTGAGGTACCCGCGCGACTTGACTTCTGCGCCGAACGTGTTCTGGCCCCCTGCGCTTTCGCCTCGGTCCTCGCACCATTGGCGGTACGCTTTCCACAGGACGCCGGCGCCGATGCGGGACATTGCAGCCCGCTCGCAGCGTTCTTCGAGGAACTGGCCCACGCGGTCGGACTCCTCGCGGTAGTCGGCGGTTGCATCGAGGATTTCCTGTGGGGCGACGAGGCCCAGGCGCTGCCAGTCGAGGCACCAGCGGACGATGAGGGCGAGCACGCCGGCAAGCTCGGCGTTGATGCGGGTTTTGAGCGTCAAATCCTCGCGGCCGACGAACGAGACACCAAACGGAATCACTCGCATACGAGCCCACAGGGCCGGGTCCCCACCTCTCACCCGGGGCTTGTAGTTCGTCTGAAGGAACAACTTCTGCGTCGGCGCGAAGCTGAAAAACTCGCCACCCATGAAGCGCGCGCGGATGGTGTCCCCGCCGGTCAACTTCTTCAGCATCCCCTCGTTCAACTTGTCCGACGGCCGCAGCTCGGCGGCAACGCCGAACCTCACCCCGAGGAGCTGGGCGAACATGTTCGGGTGCGGGTCGTTGCGGGCTTCGAGGATGACGTCATTCGGAAGGGCGGT